GTGAAAATATAAATAATAAAAATACTTGTGACAAAATGGAAAGTGATATAAGCGGACACCTTGCTAGTATTTCCAATGATGATTCAAAAAAAGCCATATTTTTGTCAATGTTATATTCAAATAATGATTATGCTAAAGCAATAAGTATATGCAATACTATGGATCCAAATAGTTCTACTTATAATATGAAAGGATCATTATTTAAAAAATCCGAAACAAATATTAATGTATTAGAAAGTCCTGATACATTACCTAAAGATATATTAGATATACTAGCATTTAGTAATATTAATAATAATTTAAATAGTAATGATAAAAATATTTTAGAAAAAAACGTAATTGAACCATTACAAAAATTAAATGAAAATTTAATAGATTACGCAAGAGAAAATAATTTACAAAGACCAATAACTATTTCAGATTTAACAAATGTTCAGCTAACTCAATTACAAAGTATAAAAACTATATTATTAAACTTATATACTTTATCTAATACACCATTAACAACAACAACAAAAAAAGATACAACTTATACATTGTTAGGTAAAAATAATGCTACAAATACTTATCAACCATTAGGAACACAATATATATTAAATATAGACCAATTTTTTGATTGTTCAGGTACTATTCAAAATAGTAATAGTGGTGAAACATTCTCAGCATCTGATATTATGGATTTAAGTAATAATAATTATTTTGGAACATCTGGTCGCTCTGTTATTCAAGGTGGACTAGGAGATGCCAGTTATAATCCTTATGGAACATTAACACAAGCAGATTTATACCCAAGTAATAAAGATTTAGAAATGGAATTACGTAGATTAGAAACATTACCAGCATCTGGAAATGCTCCTGTTAATGTAATAAGTAGTTATTTAAATGCAATAAATAGTTTTTATGAAAAACAAATACAAAATTTAACTGGTCTTAAAACTAACACATTTACTCAAGATTCAATAGAAGATATATATAGTATTCAAACAAAAAAACCTACATTTTTTACATATGATAATACTTATAATAATCAGTATCAATGTCAAGATAGTATAACTGGAAATTCAGCATTTAAATATTGTGGTCCATCAGCATATTATGAAATTCCCAAATTTTAATATAACTTTTTTAACTTTATAAAATATATATTATATAGTTTATATATAAATTATATAAACTATAATGTATGGTTATGACCCTATATTTTTAGAAAAAAGAAAATTAAGTGAATGGTTAGAAGAATCAGAGGACAATATTTTAGTAATTTTTGATAAAAATAGTTTGAAATTTTCTGCGTCACCAAATACTCCTATGAAACATAAATCACAAGACAAGGTTTTTTGTTTGAAAAAACAATTTTTATTTAACCCAGAAATAAAAGACATATATATAAAATGTATTATAGAAAATGAACAAATTATGGTAAAAAAGACATATGCTAATAAAACTACTTATAATAACATAGGATATTATATTAATAAAAATGTGTTAATTGATATTAAAACTATTAAACCTTCATTACATGAAAAACGCATTTTTAAAGTTTCAATAAATAGTGAAGATGAAGATAAAAATGGAGAAAATATGTATATTTCAAAAGAAACTTTAGCATTATCTAAAATTGGAGTATTTAAAAACAAAGAAATAAATGCACTAGATAAAAAAATTATTAATAAAAATATTCCATATAAAGAAGATGTTTATTTTGAAAAGTTATTATCAAATGCATTGTTTGATTATTCTTATAAATGGGATGGACCAATAAATTCTTATTTACGATTAGGTCTCCCCTATTTTTTGACTCCTATTTTTAATCAAACATATAAAGTTTATGGAGACACTAAAAAAACTGCTCTTTTTGCAATTTTAGCAAAAATAGAAGATTTAGATAGAGCATTTTTAGAAGCCGCACCAAGACACGAAGACTCGGAAAAAGCCTATTTTAGAGGAATGAAACAACCTTTTGAAAATTTTAAAAAAGAAGGTGACTCAATAACAGTACAAAATTTTTTGTCTATTACTACAAACTTTAAGGTAGCACTAGGATTTTCAGGAATAGGAAAAGCTGGACAAGCAAAATGTTGCGTATATAAAATTTTAGTATCAAATGGTGTACCATATATAAATATGGTAAATACAACAAAATATAAAGCTGAAAATGAAACATTATTACCAAGAAATTTAAAATTAACTCTTATAAAAAAAGCAACATTGCCACATCAATATTATGGTGAAATTCCAATAATAGTTGTAAGAGTTTCATTACAAAATAATGACCAATTTAAAATTCCTAGTGGTTGTAAGAAATTTTATTTAGGAAAATTAATTGGTGTTAACTCGTCATATTTAGACTTAACTACTAAAACTGAAACTGAAACTGAAACCAAAAGTAAAAATAAAACCAAAAATAAAGCCAAAAATGAAATAAGTGTGCCTATATTAATTGAACCTACAAAAGTAATACCAGAAAGAAAGAATATAACAAAGAAACAAACAACTAAATCAAAACGTTGCCCCAATGGAACTCGTAAAAATAAAGTAACAGGTCTATGCGAACCAATTATAACAAATTCTGTTATAAAAGAAAATAAACCATTAAAACAAAAAACAAAATCTAAGCGATGCCCTAATGGAACTCGTAAAAATAAGATAACTGGGCTATGTGAAAAAATTAATGAAGTTTAAATTAATTAATTAATTCTTTAATGAAAATTCTTTAATGAAAATTCTTTAATGAAAATTCTTTAATATTATTATTATTTAATAATAATATGAGAGATTGTTGTGCTAGCACAAAAAGAGCCAAAAAATGTAAAAGAAAAGATGGTAAACTATTTAGTCTTCCACGAAAATTTACAAAAAAACGTTGTGCTCATATTAAAGGTTTTACTATGCGTTCATCATGTGCGCCATATAAATATTGCTAAATTTATTTACTGTAGCTATAAAATAAAAATGCTGCACTAGCACCCAATAGTTGAGCAATTATATATACTATAAATTTGGAAACATCTATTTTTTTAGATAATAACATCATATAACTTACTGCTGGGTTAAAGTTGCCTCCGGAAACTTTGCCACCAAAATAAATAACAGATGCTAAAGTAATACCTATTGCTAAAGGATCACCAGACATTAGAATTACTGCCAAGAAAATAAAAGTTCCTATGAATTCTGTGAAAAATTCTATCAACATTTTATATATATAAATTATAAATTATAAAATATAAATTATAAATTATAAATTATAAATTATAAATTATAAATTATAAATTATAAATATAAAATTTAAAGAAAACATCAAATTTATATAAAGTTATGAATAAATCTCTAGCAAAATCTACTATTTATGACCCAGATACAAATTCTGTAAAGTATGTAGATGATACATATGATGGCAAACCATTTTTTAGAAAAAATTGTGGTAAGCCTAATATGTTCTTAGCATATTCAATAAAGATGGAATTTACTATAGTTAAAATATTAATGGAACATCCACATCCAAATATTGTATATTATTATGACATTAATAGTAAATATGTTGACATGGAACAAGTAGAAACACCTAATTCAAATCCATTATATATAAATGTTATGACACACGAAGACTTAAATGAAATAATAGAAGTAATGAGTAAAGTAAAAGATTTTTTACAAGCATTAGGAATTATGTATATAGATTGGAAATTCGATAATATGGGAAAATGTGTGGATGGAAAATATAAATTATTTGATTTTGATGCGTCTGGACTAATTGATTTAAAAACACAACAATGGAAACTCAAAGCAAATCCTATAACTTGGAGTTATAGACACGCAATACAAAATGGAGCACAAACACCAAAAGAAATGGATGATTGGTCTTTTAACTATAATATTATTGAAGAAGGAAAAAAATTGGTTAAAAATTAATGGACACATAAATAAACAAATTTACCATAAATAAACATGACTTAATATTTTGGCATTATAATAACCGTTTGATTTTCTTTTTTCTAATGCTATTGCTGCCCCTCTTTTTTTTGTTCCAGAGTGCCTGTTAAAATAATTTTGCATACGCTTGCGATCATTGTGATTCTTATAAGCATATAATTTTAAAGGTGTTCTGTCTTTAAATTGTTGATAATCTGACGCACCAAAATGTATTTTACGTATTTTCTGTGTTGTTTTATTTTTAACATAGGCTGTATATTTTTTGCCCGTTATTTTACTTCTCTCGAATTTTATTATTTTTTCATGCATATTTTATTTTAAATTATATATAGTAAAATAAAATAATTATATAATATAATAAAATAAAATAAAATAATGAATGTACCAATTAAATATTTACCTAAACACATAACTAAAAAAGATAAAAAAATAATTTCAAATGAATTAAAAAAATCACGCAAGGCTTATAAAAAAAATAGTTATATTACGCGAAAACATATTACATCATATAAATCCAAACCTTCGCAACATATATTAAATGTAAAAAAATTATATAATGTTGATAAATTAGTAATTAATTCTAATCTCTCAAAAAAAACTGGATGTTCTATAAATTCATTACGTAAAATTGTAAATAAAGGACAAGGTGCTTATTATTCATCTGGTTCAAGACCAAATCAAACTAGTCATAGTTGGGGACTAGCGCGGTTAGCCAGTTCTATTAGTGGAGGAAAAGCATCAGCAATAGATTATAAAATATTAGAAAATGGATGTAGTAAATCATCTAAAGCACTAAAATTGGCCAAAAAGGCAAAATTAAAATATAATTTTGGAACACGTAGAGTAAGAAAAACTAAACTATTTTAATAATTAATTTATTTAGAATATACTAATCCGGCAAATCCATTTTGAAATAATAATATATTATATTTTTCTTCTATTACATATAAATTATAATAGTATTTGTAAATACTAGTGGGGTCTCTTGATACTCCTATAGGTGAACCTGTTTCATCGCAAATAACTGTAAAATTTGAATTTATCTCATCAATAGGAGGATTACTATAATTATTATACTCAAATTCAATAGTTTTAAATAAATTTGTATTAAATGCTCCATTTGGTTGTTGTTTAAATGGGTCTGTTGTAAGTGAAAAATTATAACAATATAATCCTGTTTTTAAACATGCCCCATTAGATTTATTATATTTTTCTAGTTTGCTAAAAATATTACTATCAAATTCTTGTTCTCTATATTTACCATCACAAATTATAGCAAAATTCTTCATTATTTCACATTGATTTGTTTGTGAATATACATCAGGACTATAGCCTGTTATATAAATATTTTTTGAAATATCACTACTATAACTAAATTGTGGACTATAATATCTAAATTGACTAGCAATTATAAGTTTTTCTAAATCATTAGGAATTTTGTCTTCATATAACCAATTTGTATAATTAGACCATTCATTTCTAGAAGCAACATCACTTCTTTGAAAATACCACATCCACCCACTTATTAAACCTTTTGACTCTATTTTAACTTTATTTGATTTTATAACTTTTTCAAAATTATATTCATTTATTTCTCGTATTAAATAGGTCTGACTATTTTTAGCAAAATGTTTTCGTTCTGTTTCTTCTAAAAAACATTGTGTACATATTAAATGAATATTACTATTTATAGTTGTTCTAAAATTTTTATAACTATCAATATTAGAAATTAAATCTCTAATTGGTGGAGGATGTATAAATCTTTTAAATTGATAAACAAAATTATTTTGATTAGCTTGAATTTGTGGAAAATTATTATAAGGTATAGGATTTGTAGAATTATCATATAATA